GAACCTGAGCTACCGCTTGAACCATTCACACCAGAAGAACCATCAACGCCATTTATACCAGAAGAACCTGAGCTACCACTCGTACCAGAAGAACCATCAACGCCATTTATACCAGAAGAACCTGAGCTACCGCTTGAACCATTCACACCAGAAGAACCATCAACGCCATTTATACCTGATGAACCTGAGATACCACTCGTACCAGATGAACCTGAGCTACCACTTGTTCCTGAATAGCCAGAAGTTCCTGAATAGCCAGAAGTTCCTGAACTACCACTTGTACCAGAACCACCACTACCACCAGTTTGATTTACCCATTGAGTGTTGTAGTCAGTTCCATCAATCTTTGCTAAAACCTGACCTGATGTTCCGCCTTGTGGCACACCTCGACCAATACCACCAGGTAAACCAGGAAAGCCTCTTTCACCTTTTTCACCTTGTCTACCAGCAGGTCCTGTAGCACCTCTCTCACCTACAATCGACACACCACTTGTTCCTGACGTACCAGATAAACCTATTCTACCTGGTTGACCATTTATACCAGAAGAACCAGAAGTACCGTTAAAACCGTTTATACCGCTTGTACCTGATGTACCTGATGTACCATTCTCACCAGCAAAACCATCAAAGTAGTCAACACCTTTTATAGGTGTGTAACCATCTAAACCATTTATACCATCTCTACCATCTTTACCTGATAAGCCATCAAAATAATCAATGCCTTTTATAGGCGTGTAACCATCAAGACCGTGATAACCTGATTTACCATCCTGACCATCTCTACCGTCTTTACCATCTCTACCATCTTTACCGTGACGACCATCTTGACCACTAAGACCAATACCTGTAGCACCAGTAGCACCAACAATCAGTTCATCTTTAGCTAAAGACAAATGACCATTTACTTCTTTTTCAATATAGACGACTTTTTTATATGAGCCATCTTCTTGTTTTATATAAACTGTGTTACTCATTCTTAGTTTTATTTTTATGCGTCAGGTGGTGTTGGATACCAAGGTGTAGCACCACCGCCACCGCCACCGCCAGTAGTCAAGGTATGATAACCTTTTGTATAGTTTACATAGATGTCCCAATCAATGACCTCTGATGTTTGACCTGTTAAAACCATTCTGACTGATTGAGTACCATAAGCAGAAAAACTAACACCTACTGTAGTAAAGTCTGTCTTTGTCTCATAATCTATAGAACCACCTATAATAGATAAAGCAGAACCAGTATGTCTAAAACCACCAAACACCTTAGATAAGTAACCTTTAGAACCTGAAGCGTTGATAGCTGTACAACTCATATTTAAGAAGCAAGTGTCACCTTTACCCATAGGTATCATTTGAAGCTCATAAGTAACAGCATTTGACATAGTAAAAGACAGATAAGCATTAAAGTTTACAGTCTCTAAAGTAGGTGATTGAGTTGAACCTGTGATACTATAGTAGTATCTGTCACCTCTTGCTTCTGTATAGTAGTAGTTTGTAACACCACTTTGAGAAGCTTGTATGACGGCTCTTACACCGTCGTATATGTTGTTCTTTATGAGTAGGTTTTTTGTAGCCATTATTTAATCCTTTTGTTCAAATCTTTTATCTCTTTAGTAAGGTCAATCAAGGCACCTTTAAGGTCCTCGAACTTATCACTCAGATTATTATACTTGTTGATTGAATCGTTTTCTAAAAGTGCTAACTTGTTCTTAGTCTCAAATGTCGTTGATTTAACACTCTTTAAATCTGACATAGTTTCTTTTAAGAAGTAACCTATCACACTTAGCATAAGACCGCCTATCATAGTTAAAATCGTCATTGTATTCATTTTAAGATAAGTACTTTTTTAAGAACTTTAACTCTTCATAAGTCAAGTTTTTATATCCATCTTCTAAATAGATGTCTGAATCATATTGTCGAGTTGAAGGATACATATCATCAGATGCCGCATTATACAAAGGAAAACTTATCGAGTTCTCACAAATAAAGTTTACACATCTTGTGTTCCAAAACTCACCTAGGTTCTTCATTTCTTCTCTTAGATACTTCATCTCACTTAAATCAGAGTTTGTAGTGTTTTCAGAAGCTGTTTTAACAACACCTGCGTTACGAACTCTTAAATATATATGAGGCAAAGCCATATAAGTTGTCCAGTAAACCAATGACTTAGATACTAAATCAAGTAAAGTCCACTCAACAGCAGAAAAGGTAGCACCTGAACCACTGATAAAGTTTGATGTCTTTGTCATAAAGTCATTATATAAAGGCGTACCTAAAACGTCTTGAACGTAAACATCCTGTGCGTTTGATACAAAAGGATATATCTCATCCACATCGATAGACTTACCAAGAGGTGAGTATGTTTTTAGATAGTTGTCATCTATGAAAAGTGAATCAGCCATATTATTGTTGTATAATTTTTATCGGTACGATTGGTTCGATACTTACCCTTGATACACCATTGTAGATAAGAACTTGTCTAAAAGCATCAAGTACAAGTTTTCTTTCTGGTTTAATCACCATCGCATCAAAAATCTCCCACGATTGTAGTAACTCAGATGAGTAGCCAAGTTTACCTGGTGTTTGTATACCTAAAAGTTGAGGATGTGCTCTGTGAGCCGTGATGATTTGTTGAACGATTTGGTCTGCTACTTGTAAAAGACGAGCATCTATATTTGTAGCATCTAAAGTATCAATGTCTGGTGCTAAGTCTTTACCGTCAGAATATAAAATGATAGCCTTACCTGCGTTTTTAGCACCACCGTGTTGAGCTTTAATAGCATCAGCATTCATTCTGCGTTCTTCAGGTGTAGGTTTTTTATAGAACTTAAACACGATTGAAGGTGAGAAGCCATTGTTGATAGCCGCTAAGTTGTACTCAGCCATTAAACCATCAGCTTTAATCCATCTTAAAGCAGAAAAGTAAGTAGGTAAAGAGTAGTAATCCATATTGTTGTCTTCTCTCTTAATAAAAACAAGTTGTCTTACCCCTTCACCATTAGGATCATAGGCTTCAATCTCTCTTGGTGGAAATTGTTTAGTGTTTGACCAGTTTTCTGAGTAGTAGTAACTTTTGATGTTACCGAACTCATCTCTTTTACCACAAGCAATTCGAGAAGCATCAATCCAATTTATATCGGCTATACGAGTTCTATCCATAGAGTAAATCACTTCAAAACAAGAGTAGCCAAAAGTTTGTTGGTCACGAGTAGTCAACCATAAAACGTTATCAAGTTTACGCCAGAATGGTACAAGCTTCCAGTTGTCGATAATAAACTGGTTTGATAGTTCTCTTGTAGCATCGAATAAAAATCCGGCACCAGCAATCAAGTTTGTTTTTGATTCAATGATTGAATCGTGTAACGATGAAGAGTTACGATACTCTAAAAGGTCAAGTGGGAACTGGTTGTTGGGACCGTATAGAACCCACTCGTATCCTTTTTGTTCTTTTGGTTGAGGTATCTCTATGTTACGCATATTGATAGTCTCAAGAATGTCTTCACCTTTAACTACTTTAGGTAGGTCAGGTTGTGTTTGTTTACTAAATCTGTCGAATAAACCCATTATCTTTTTAGGACTTTTATATTTTTAGCAGGTCTATCTATCGTCGCCCAAACTTTAGATTCTTCTACAAGTGCTTTACCCGTCTCAAGCACAGTTGTACCCGCAGTAACCACATATGACCACATACCGGCTCTCATATCTACTCTTGGTATCAATAGGTTCTCTGGTGTGCCTACTACAACATCAAATCTTGACCACTTGTTGTTCGGTTGTAAATCTGTCGGGTAGAAAGATTTTACTTCACCTGATACATCATTTGTGAACGTGAATAAGAAGCTCGCAGTAGAACCATATGCCATAGACTCTCTAAGAGATAGCCAAACTGATTGTGTGATTCCTGGTGTAAAGTATATCATTTGTTGTACTTACTTTATTGATATGGTTCGAAAAAGAAAGTTTGTTTTTTATTTGGTAGATTGCGGATGTTTGCTTATCTTTGTAAGACAAAAGAGATAAACAATATAAAAACAAACACTATGACAACTTCATTCAACAAGAAAAACAACACTTTAAGAGTTCAACTTTTTGACAACATCAGAACAACTGAACCATTCGCAATCGTAAGCTCATATGATGCTAAGAAAAACGACAGATTTGATTTGACAATCACTATCGAAGAAGCCAATCAGTTGATTGAATCTTGGCTTGGTAAAGTAAAAATCGACAAAACTTTTTACAAACCTTTGGTAAAGTAAAAAACAATCCGTATCTTTGATAAACAATATAAAAACAAACACTATGAGAACAGCAGAACAAATAACAGCAGAATCAGTAGCAAACTTGAACAATGACTTGGCTTACAGAAATCCACAAGAGTTTATTCTTGAAGAAGGTAACGTGATTTTACCTATCTACTGGTCTGAAGACAACAAAGGTAACATCAACTACGACATCGAAAGCATCAGAGAGCAGTTTGAGTCATTGATTTCCGCTCTTGAGAAGCATAATGACGAAAGTGAGTTTGACTTCGACAACTTTTAATCAAAAAAGTTTGGTAGATTAGAAAACAATTTAGTATAAAACAAAAAAACCCATCAACTGTTTGGTTAATGGGTTTTTCTATCATAAATCGTAGTGATTAAGCTAATAAAGCTGATATGATACCTGGTGCTACACCAGCTGCTCTCTCTTGTTCGAATCCTTTAAGAGTAAGAACATAGTTTGAACCGTCTGCTTTAGCTGTACCAGATGTAGATGTAGATTCAGATAAGTACATACCTTCTACTTCTCCTGGATACCAGTAAAGACCGTTGCTATCTTTGATGATAACAGCTAAGTCTCTTTGAGTCAATAAACTCAAAGTATTTCTCTTAGACACTTCTCTTCTTGGAATAGTAAGTGTAAGAGTTTGTTCGAATAAAGCCGAACCTGCTTCAACTGACTTAACTAAATCTTCTGTGAATGTAGCAGAGTTTCTGTTGAACTCAAACTCATAGAAGTAAGACATAGAAGCCATTGTGATTGATGATACGGTACCGCCTGATTGCGTGAACGCAGTGATGTTGTCGAAGTCTGTTAAGTAAACCTTAGTCAAACCTCCAACGTTGTTCTCGCAGTTTTTTGCTATCCCGCCTGAAAATGATACACAAGCCATATTGTTTGTTTTTTTATTTTTCTATCCTCAGAGGATTATGCGTATAGAACGATTTCGTTACCATATAAGTAGTTTACACCAAACTTCAATGATGTTGCGAATCTTTCAGTTCTAGCACCAGAGATGTTTCTTTGTGGTATAATGATGATGTCATCCCAATCAGACACTAAGTCAGTCAAGAAGAACACTTTATCAGAGTTGAATGCTACCATTTGTTTAGCGTTCAAAGCTGAAGTAGCGATTAATCTGAATCCTAAGTAGTTTAACTCTTTGTCACCTACTAAGAACAATCCACCTTGAGTAGAAGCTTGTGCTTGTTTGTAAGCGAAAGCAATTTCTTGAGATACAAAGATTTTGAAGTTAGCTTGAGAACGAACTTGAGCTGGTACGTTTTCTAATAATCTGTTTAACTCAGCAACTACGTTAGCAGAAGTGATTGAAGAAGCAGTAGCACTTACGTCAATTACGTCTGAGTCAGCTTGAAGTTGTTTGATTAAACCATCACATAAAGAGTAAGGGTAAGAAGCTGTAGCTGTGTTACCTTGGAACATTACTTTTTCTAAGTCAGAAGATACTTTTTCTGCTACATAGTTTACTACGAAGTCAGCATATGATGTTGGCATCACTTCTTCGTTGTTTGAACCTGCTCTTAATTGAGCTGATAAGTAGTTTGCTTCGAAAGTTGTAGCGCAATACTCTAAGTTTACTTTAAGGTCGCATACTTCCATAGTTTTTTGGTTCAAAGAACCTTCGCCAGTTGACGAGAATGAACAATCTTCAGCTTGAAGAATGTTACCTAAATCAGAGTAAGCCAATTTGATTTTAGACTTTACGTTTGGTACCAAAGTCAATTCGTTCTTAGCTAAACCTGTTGTAAGAACTTTTTTGAAGAATCCTTCAGCGTCCTTACCGTAAAATGTTGTGTTATCTGTTAAAGCCATTTTAAGTTTTTATTTTTTTGTAGTCTATACCTAATATGTAGGATTTAGATTATTTGTTTTTAGCGAACTCTCTGATGCGAGCCTCTACTTTAGAGAACTTGTCATCAAGTTTAGGTTCAGCCTTTTTGATAGAGCCAGTAGCAGGCGTAGCAGAGAACTTCTCATTAACCTCAGCTTTGAACTGATTGATTGTCTCGTCTTTTTGAGCTAAAAGTTCTTTTAGTTTTGTTACCTCATCCATAAGTTCAGAGAATCTTGTATCAATCATTAATGATACTTCTTCAGCTGTAAGTGATTGAGCCACAGGTACTTCTGCTAATGGTTGTTCAGTTGGTGCCGCTTCTTCTGTCTCGATTTTAGTGATTACACCGTCAAGAGTATAAACTTTAGTGATACCATCTTCAAGCATCCATTCAGTCTCAACACCTGCTTCAGCTGGTACTGGTGTAGCCATAGCCTCATCGATAAACAAAGCAGTACCAACAGCCAATTCACCATCGTAGTAGATAGTTGTACCGTCAGCCAAGTTAGCTGTTGCTAATTTGATTTCTTTTTCCATTTTTTGTTCTTTATTTTTTAATGCCAGTTCTAAGTCAGCTAAAATCTCAACTGAGAATCCCTTAACCTCATCAGTTTTAACTTTTTCAGACCAGAAAGCTTCGTCTTTAACCTTAACGCTACCGAACCAAGTTCCTTCTGGTAAATCAAAGCCAAGATTTTTAGACTTATCTTGTTCACCTTCAATCATCCAGTTTGAAGCAACGAATGCTTCTACCTTTTGTTCTGTGTGTTGGAAGTTGATGTTCTTATTGTTAAGATCTTCATTGAACTTTGTAGCTATTTTTTCAATCTCTTCTTTGCTGAATCTTACATAATACTCACCCATTTTTTCATCGTGTCTATAGATAAGTTTGTTTGGTATAAGAAAAGGACCGTATAAAAGTTGCTTTTCTTTATCTGCCTTAAATGACAGTTGTGTCTGATTTGATAATCTAATCCAATCAACACCGATTGCTGGCTCATCTACAAGAGAGATAAAACCAACGCCTTGAGTGTCGTCACTGAGTTTGATGTCATAGATAGGTAGTTCCTTCATACTTTATATGTTTATTTTTATAGATTTGTTTCTTAGCCAAAAGAAGCGTTACTTTCTAAGGTAGATACTCTTCTTTGTGAGTTTGTGATGTCACTCTCAAGAACATAAACTCTTTGAGGTGCTTGAGGATTTAAAACTGTACCTGTCGCACCAGCACCTGTTGGATTACCTAAAAGATTTTGATTGAATCCTGTAAAGCCACCGGTTGAAGCATTATTCATAGTATCAGCACCACCAACAGAAGCATTCGCAGATATATTTGTATCTATAGGTGATACCGTTGTACCACCAGCATTGAACTGTTGTTTTCTGATAGCCGCAACTTGAACAGCAGTCAAAGCCGCGACAGCACCTGCTAAAACACCACCAACAATCGGACCTGCTATAGGACCAAGTGTCATAGCACCTGCGAAGGCTGTAACAGCACCTTGTAAACCAGCTATGATAGCCTGAGCAGTTCTAAGATTTTTATCTTGTTCGAAAGCATCTTTTTTAAGTTTTAGTTCTTTAGCCTTTGCTTCTTTATCAGCCTTATCTTGTAACTTATTGTAAGTATCTGTGATTCTACCTTGAGCGTCTCTATACTGCTGTTCTGTGATTAAGCCTTGATTAAACTTTTCTTGTAAAGCCGCAATCTCTTCATTGTAAGCAGTTGTTTGTATATCTTTTTGAGTGTTTGTAGCTATCTGTAAGTTTTCTAAATCTTGTTGTAACTGAGCTTGATTGGCTTGCGATGCTGCTTGTATAAGACCACTGATTGTAGAACCAATAGCCTCAGCATAAGCACCTACAGCCTGAGCTGATGTCTCAAACTTTGTCTTAGACAACTTTAAGAATGATTCAGTCGCATTTGATAGAGTGTTTATAGTATCAATCCAACCTTGAGTAGCAGGACCACTTAGCGCATCAAAAGTAGACCTAAGAGCACCTACAAGTTTAGTAAGTTCTTTTATTCTATAAGCGTTTACATCGTCAATAGACTTCTTTTGTATACTAGCACTTTGTTGAGCATACTTTTGTTCTATCTCTTGAAGCACAACAGCAGTCTCAGCGGCTTTGTTTGCCTTAAACTTATTTACAAGTTCTGTAGTATCAAACTCTTCACCAAAAGTCTTTTTAAGATAATCTTCAAAAATAGCAATCTCTTGTTTAGTCTTATCTTCAATCTCTTGAATCTCAAGCCTTTTCGCATTATCGTTGTAAGATAGTTGTAAGCCAAGTTTTTGTTCTTGTAGCTTTTCAAATGAATCTAGTGTAAGATTGTTGTTAGCAATCTCAAAATCAATTTGTTGTATAGCTAAAAGCTTTTGTCTTTCAAGTAGTTGTTCTTTTCTATCAGCTGTGTTGTTGTCACCAAATGCTATCTCACGATTTAAGGTATCATTGATTGTACTTAGTAAAACAGCTTGTTCTTGTCTTATACGAACTTCTTCTTCTGTAGTAGCCTTTGTGTTTATTAAACTTAACTCATTGGCTTTTGTCTCAGCATCACTTGCTTCTTTTCTTAAACCATCTATAAGTTTTTTCTTTTCCTTATTAGCAAGTTTAGAAGCCTCAATAGATTTGATGTCTTCAGCAAGAATCTCTGCGATTTTATCTGTCTCGATTTTAAGTTCAACCTTAGCTCTATCTTCAATAAGTTTTTGAGCTTTAGCAGGATCACGTTCTGCTTTAAGTGCTGCTTCAAACTTGATTCTATCTATCTCTTCTTGAGTAGACTTCTCTAAGTTCACAAGTTCTTTTCTGTCATCTTCGGCTGCTTTTCTAGCATCTTCACGAGCCTTCTTTAACTCTTTGGCTTTTCTCTCAGCCTCAGCCTTGTCAGCCGCCGCTTGTTTAGCCGCTTCTTCTGCTGCCTTTTTATCAGCCTCAGCTTTTATTCTAATCTCTTCTGCTAAAGATTGTTCTAAAGCAGTTCTTTGAGCCTTTAATGCGGCAGTAAAATCAGCAAGGTTTTTACCATACTGTTCATCATCAGCTTGTTCTGATGCCTTAAAGAACTCTTGTTGTTTAGTTAAATAATCAAGATAGTATCTTGTAAGAATCTGCTGTCTTTCTAAAGCTTGTTCTTTATCCGATAGTTGTATGCTGACCATCTTACCTGTCTCAGCATCATAAATCTCTTTAGTCTTAGATTCAACAAGTTTAAGCTCAGCATTTTTTCTATCAGTTAAGTTTTGTAACTCTGTCTGACCTAATTTATACTTTACCTCAACTGATTGCTGAGATGTGCCTATGTTGACACCAAACTCATCAAACTCAGCTACTTCACGAATCTCTTTTCTTGTACCGATAAACTCATTCTTATACTTGTTAAAGTTTTTAAGCAACTCATCGTTACTCTTTATTTGTCTATCAACATTCCTTTTAGCAGAATCTTCTTGTAAAGCATCTACTTCATTATTTAACTTTTTAAGTTCTTCAGTTCTTTTCTTTTCATCTGTGATTGAGGCAATCTGTGCTTCTCTTCTAGCTTTATATAAACTGATTAAATCATCATTTTGTTTTTTAATCAATCCATTTTGTTCTCTGATACTAGCATTCAACTCATCAGCATTTGACGCAGCAGTCTGACTTTCACCTGAGAAAGCAACTAAAGCCGCTATCAAAGCAGTCAAACCAACTAAAATCAAACCAATAGGATTAGCAGCAAGAGCCGCAGAAAACCCACGAGTAGCTACAGCCGCTTCAGTAGCCGCAACAGCCTCACCTTCTAAGGCTACAGTACCAGCTACAGTAGCCGCAGTGTTTACAGCAGTAGCTTCCGTGTTCGCTCTTGTAAGATTTAAACCTAAAGCAGCAGCAACGTTACCTAAGTCTTCAGCCAATGTTTTAGCATTTGTAGCGATTGTAGTAGCACCTAAAGCCAAGGCTAAAGCTTGTTGAGCTTTTACTTGAGCCTCTGATATATCTTCTGACTCAGAACCAAAAAGAGCAAAGGCTGATGTAGCGATACTAAAACCAGCAGTCACAGTTGAAGCCAACTGACCTACAGATTGACCTAACTCAGCGATACCTTTATTAAAGTTTGTTGTCTCTTTATATGAGTTGACAAACTCTCTTTGTAAGGTTTGAGCTTGATTAGATAATCTTTCAAAGGCTTCAGAACCAATAGCAACGTTTTTTAACTCGTTCCTTGTAGCTATCAAAGCTTGTTCTATCTGACTTACGGTGTTTACTGCTTGGTCTACACCATTTATCTTGACGTTTAATGAAAAATCTGCCATTTATACCTTTTATTTTATAGCACGTTTATTAGTCTATGATAAGAGAATGTACATAGCCATTGAATCGTGTTTGTTGAGTTACCTTGTGCTTTAATCTTAACACCTGAACTATCAGAACCAATCTCTACTGTAGGTATAGTACCTGTAAATGAGTTCCACTCTAAAACGATAGGTGTACCAATCTCAAACAAAGTCAAAGAATCATTTATAGAATAAACACCACTTATCTCAGCAGAGTAAACTTTAGACGGATCATAGATGTCTGTAGCCATAACGTGTGCCTTTACTTGAACGACCTCACCACCTAAGCCAGCATCAAACCAATTTATAGCCGCTAAGTCAGTCATTAAAGCATTCGATGTTCTTAATTTACTTTGTTTAGTAATCCAATCAGAGCTGTTGTACTGAGTAGAACCATCATCATCAACGCCTCTTACGGCCAAAGAACCACCAACTACTATCTGTTCTGATTCATAGTTTGTTTTATTGTAACCTTTACCTAAATGAACGGTATCAGTAACACCATCATCTAAAATCACATCTTTACCAGAGATGACAACAGCTTTTGAGTTGTTGGTCATAGTTACGTTTTGAGATGCTATAGTTACATTGTAGTTTGTTGAGCCTGAGTTGCTAACATATCTTGAGTTTAGATTCAAAACTCTATCTTTGTTTGTGTTTGATGATGTATCAACTTCAATCGGTGCTCCTGTACCTATAGCATTGTTTGTTACTAAGATACCACCATCAACATCTTTAATAGCAACGGCACTATTTGTATCGATTGTTGTAACGTTTGTAGATGAGCCACCTAAGTATAAATCCTTAAATCTTTTAGATGTTGAACCTAAGTCGGTATAATAAACGCCATTTGGTGAGATTGAATCAGCAGAATAAGTTGAACCGATTAAGATGTCAGGTGAACTAAAAACAAATATATTGTTGGCAGTTGATGAACCTGTTGAACCTGTCGATAAAGGTATGATACCATTTGAAGTTCTTACATAAACTTTATCGTCAGTTACGTTTACACCAAACTCACCTACATAAAGGTCAGTTGCCAACCAAGTCTCATCGGTGTGGTCATTTGACGTTGGTACTGTAAAAACCGCACCACTCGTTGAGATGGCGTGGTTGATTATTCTTGAATACTGTTCTATCTTACTCATATCTTATTATGTTTTTATTTTATTTGTTTGTTTATGATAGTGACCTAAATCTATCTGCTTCTCTAATCACATCAGCTACAGATTGAGAACCTGTGTTTAAGGTAAAAGCACCAGATAAGTTTGTTCTTGGATTAGGATTGACAGTTGTTGTTACACCAAGTTCTTTAACGTCAGGTAGAATAGCATTTAAACCAGCATTTATCACGTTTTCATAGCTTGATGAGCCACCTTCAATCACGATGTCTTCACCACCATTTATCACGTTTATTGTTGTAGAACCTGACTGCCTTACAACAGCAACATCTAAACCACCATTTATCACGTTTGATTTAGAGATAGCGATACCATTTTTATATCTGATGCCATTGATGTAAGTTACGTCTGATTCGGCAACATACTTTTTGTCTGTACCTATCATATTGACATTTTGTACGTTACCTACAACATAGTTACCGTTACCAGATGATATATGTATATTTTGAGCGTTTGAACCAATGGCATTTTCATTGCCATTTACCTTTATGTTTTTAGTACCAGGTCCAACATAGTTCGACAAGCCATTTGTTTGAACTGTAGACGAGTTTGATATATTCACACCAGGTGTAGTGTTTTGATAACCAAACTGAGGTCTTTTTTTAGCAGGCGCTACTTCTAAAACTGTAGATGTTACCGGTCTTGTCGTATCTTGTATAGCATAAAACACAGGATCTGAGTAACCGTTTGAATCAGTGATAACAGAACGTCTACTATATTTAGCAGGTGATTTAAGCTTTAAGAACTCACACGTTGTTAAGCCATCATTCACTGGATCGTAATCTATAATCTTTTGTAGACGAAGATAATGACCATCAATCACATAAATCTTTCTAAAGTCTAAGTTGTAGATGTCTTTGTTTAATAATCTAAGTTTAGCGACAATGACCTTAGAAGCAGGGTCACTTACCTCATTGATAAAGTTAGACCAGTACTTATTGTAAAGGTTTTCATTTGTCCATCTTGAATTATCCCAGTATACAAAGTCACCTTGTTCCATATTGTACCAGTTTATATCATATTGAGGGTCAACTGGTGAATCAACTGTACCAGCATAAGGATAAACTGTATAAACAGATGATGTAGCAGCAGATGAACCAGCAACTTGAACCGTTGATAGCATTTCCCAACCAGGTTGTGAGCCTTGAGCGTTTGTTAAATTGATAATCAGTGCTCCTCTTTGAGATGTATAAGGTCTTAAACCACCCCATATCAACATACGAGGTTGTGAGTTTGATACTGGTTTAGGCGCACCATTTGCTTCTTTTTGAATGATAGCAGGCATCACAACATCAGAGCCATCAGGATTGTTTATCATCACAGTTGTACCTAAAGGTATCTCAACCTTTACTTCATTCTTTAAGAAGTCATTTTGTACTTCTTTTGTATACGATGAATAAGCACGACCTCTATCTTCTTTGAACTTTTTATTCCAGAAGTCTGATTCCTCTTTGTTTTGAAAAGTATAGTACTTAGCAATCAACTCACCCATAGGTATGATGTCTACTGAATCTTTATCAACTTTATCAGACCAGTCAACATAATCCGACGCACCACCTGAACCTGTTTTATAGTAAGTATCTCTTGGTTCGATATAATAAAGTCTTTCAATCTGTTTATCTGATTCAATATGAAGGTTAAACATCTTTATTATAGCCAATAAAAAGTCTTTACAACTCATATCTTTAGGTAAGATAGAAGATGTAGGTATGTTTGAGCCTTCTGATGCTACAGAACTTGGACTTGATAAAATAAATGAACTGGCTTCTACTTTTAAATAAAAGTCAGCCAATATGTTTGAATACTCTGGTGGATCATCAGAACTTGGCGGATCGTAGTACTCATAAAAACCAACACCTGATCTAACACCATTCGCATAAGAACCTGCTACAGCTTGAACATATGTTTGTAGTTCAACCCAAACTTCATCACCTTCAGCAAAGTAGCTTTTAGTAGATTGAAAGTTTATAGGCGTGTTTTGCCAAGAAGCTGGTTGGTATCTACCAAACCACTTCCAGTTTGGATTGCCTGCTTCCCAGTAAGCATTTCCATTCATACTAAAAGGCTTAGCAGAAGAACCAATCTCTTCAACAAAGCCGTTACGTCTTCTCATAATCTTAGCTAGTGCGTATATACCACAACTATTCGAACCAATCGGGCCATTTGGGTTACCGTACCAAGCTTTTGGATAGTATCTGTAGGTTCCAACACCACCTATATTGTATGGATTAAAAGAGGCCGTACCATTTGCGGTTATATCTTGAAAACCATTCATATCAATCCAAGCGCTAAGATTTATATTTACTGATAAAGTATACTCACCAGTATCTCTTACAACCCATTTGTATGTTGACTCATCCCAGTTTTTTATAGAAGCTGTAGAGCCAGGAGCATCATAAAATGATACAGTTGTACCTACTATACCACCATCTTCTTTTTTAAATCTCACAGGTGTTGGTGATAGTTTAGGTGTTAATGTAACTAAGCTAGAATCAAATGAATACTGATAATTTGTTTGTACTGGTATATTCACAGAAGCACCAGCAAGTTTGTTTGTATATGAACTTGTTAAACCAACACAGAACTTACGATCGTTTAAGTCAGCAGGTGTTAAGTCATAGGACGTTTTCTTTTGTGTAAGAATAAGTCTTTTGAAGAACTGACTATTTAAGAATGTAGATTGATAAGTAGAGTTTGTCTCTTTCATAATCTTATCAAAGATTCCTTTAACATAGAAAGCAGGTGCCATATTTGTTACGGCAAAAGAGTTGTAGTCATACTCATCACCCCAAGATATAAGAGGATAAACATATCCATTACCTGTAGCAGTTCTTTCGTAACAAAATGATTCATAAGGAGCTGAAGCAGGTACAGTAACGGTAGAGCCACTATTCATCAAGGCGATAGGGTAAAAGTAGTTTACAACAAACTTTGTTGAACTTATTCTTTGAGTTACAACCCACTCACCTTTAGCAGCAACTAAATATAAGTAACTTGTACCACCACCTGATGAACCAACAGTGCCTATATATGGGTCTATATAAACCCAATCATCTGCTACTAAACTATGAGCAGATGTAGTCTCAACACCTAATCTACCTGTTGTAACATCTCTAAAAAAAGATTTAATCTTCATCGCAGAACTATTCGCTATTGAAGTATATGTAGAGCCATCAGACTTTTTAGAGTTACCATACCAAGAAGCTTCTATATTATCTTTAGACCAATCGTGGTCCCATTCAGACATATCTAAATCACTTAACTTAGTTGTACCTACGTCATAAAACAAAGAAGTTAAATCACCGTTTAAGGCAATCTCATACTCGATGTTACCATCTAAATCTTTTTTTATTCTTTTAAGTTGTAGGTTACCTTTCATCACTTGAACACCATCATTCATCACGATACACTCTTTTCTAAGATTAGGATTAAAGCCTTCATAAACAGAAGTGTTACCGATTGTAACCCAACCATCTTGACCTATCTCATAAACGTGAGAAAAGATTCTGTTGTTGTTTTTTGTACCAGGTATAGTGATTGTTTTAGACCAAGATGTTCTTCTTTTTTCTGGCTCACGAATGTCTAAGATAGAAAACGTGATAGGTATAGGAACATCAGTATAAAGGTCTAAGGCTAAACCAGAAGCACCATTTAAGTTTGCTGGTCTTGTGATACCTACAAAGTTTTGAGCTATAATCTCATTTGGGTTTTGTAAAGTCTTATATACATAGCTTTCAGTAGGCACACCTGTAGCTACTGATGTAGATAGACCACCGTTGTAAGGTCTGTGAAAAAGTATAAGTTGTGTCTTCATTTATCCTCTTATCGTGTTTTTAGAATAAGCCATATTGTAACTCAATGAGTACTCAACAGGTCTACTTGTTTTTTGTTTTACTTCAATCGCATTGTCTGCTATTGTTACTGGTAGTGTATCAAAGGTTGTATCTTTGTAGATATAAGCGCATAATTCTCTTGGTGGAAAATAAGAAGACCACATAGCACCTACATCAATTATGTTACCTTCTATAGATATAATCTCAAATCTGCCTATAAACTCAGTATAGCCATCAATCTTTTCAGGTATCACCATAAGATAATCACCTACGTTTAGACCTGTTGTATCATTTACCCAGAATAAGATTCTACTATCAGGTGTTCCTGTATAAGTTCCTGCCTCATCATAGATTCTTATCTCTTGAAGTTCGGGTCTTCTATAGGTCCAGACATCAGGTGACAACCACATCTCATACAACCATTCTGACATATCTCTAGAACAATATGTAGCTACTCTATGTTGTTCATTGGCACTTACTTTGTAGGTTGTTGTACCTCTATCACCTACAGTATAAGACCAAGCATTGCTGATGTTACGACCTAAACTTCTCTCATAGTTTTTTCTTTCGATTGTATAAGACTTTAAGTTACGGTGATAGAATGTAAAGTTTTCTATACCGCCTAGTAAACCAACAAAACCTAAACGTGTTGTAAACGTCTTAGGGTCTCTTACATTAAACTTAAAGATCTCAGATTGTCTTATACCATTGTAAGTTAAATAGACCTCATAAGAGCTAATCTCTTGATTGATAAGAGGTGTACCAGAGATTTTATTTAAGTTGTAAGGACCAACAGCCAATCTATATCTTTTAACGTTTGATAGTGAGGTAGCAGCGATGTTTACATATGTTGTACCAGCAACGTCTATCTTTAGTCTCCAGTTTGAGTTGATTGGTTGTAAAGTTAAAAAGTCTAAGTAGTAAGAATCATTATAAGTAACATCTACTTCTCTTGGTGAGTTTGTTAAAAATGACTTAGAAGCAGTAGTCGAAGATGTGGCCATCAAGTAGTTTGTATAAGTATAAGAAGGATAATCTTCATAATCTAAAGCCGCCTCATAAACATAAAACGTTGATGAAGTAGCTAAGTTTGTATACTGAAGAACCGTACCATCGCAGTTGATAGATGAATCATATTCTTCACCGAATCTACAATAAGCTGAGAATGAAGAAGTTGGCACCGTTGAACTAGCAGCAACATTAAAGTATGAGAAAGTGTTTGATAGTTGAACTGTTGTGATATAATCCTGTATCACTCGGCTAAGTTGAAAAAAGCCATTGCCTGTGTTTGGGTCAGGAAAAATCTTGTCTGTAAAAACCTTTACACCATTTATGTATAAGTCACAGATATATCTGAAGTTACACTTACCAGAATTGTTTGATGTAACAGTTGTGTTGATTGGATTCGCAGACGGATAAAACTTGCCTGATGTGAAGTTGCTTACTATAGTAATCGCCATTTTAGTTCTTTACTTTATAGTATATGTAAAGAGTTTTGTTGTATGTTTATTGAGGCGAGTTGTTTAATCTATCTACTTGATTTTCCATATACTCAGCTATACCTTGAGTAACAGCTTCACCTAAAGCATTTATTCTAGACTGAATCACTGAATCAAAGAATGGTCTTGGTTTGATACCTTCTTTTACTATGTTTGTAGCAACGCCCCAAGGATTTTGTATACCTTTAGAACTGGCCCAACCTTTTATATGATAAGCTACACCTTTTATAGATGTTTGTCTAAAGCTAAACTGAGAACCTCTTGATTGATTTATGCCATTCACACCTTCATCTACAAACTTACCATAATCAGCCATAAAGAATGATATGTCAGCATCAGGTGTTTTATCTTGCTCATAGATGATAGACCTTTTTAAAGTGCCTTTCCACTTGATAGGATAAGAATCTATTCTTTTCAAGATAGCAGCAACTGTCTCACGACCCCATTGGTCTTTAATCTGTTTAAGTAAAGCTAAAAGTTCTTCGTTCATCTATAGATTTTAATTTACATATGTGAATGAACCACCACCACCACCAGCGGCACTGGCAAGAGGTAATCCTGTTACGTTTGATAATGATGACAATCCTGTGTTGTCTAGACGACTAAAGGTAACCGTTGGTGACACAAAGTTTATATTGCTAAGATTGACATTTGAGATAGAGTAGGTCAGGCCAGTAAAGTAGATGTTAGCAACAGATGGCGATGCGCCTAGTGTAGACTGACTAGGACCTAAACCACCTATAGAAAGTCTTTCTGTGATAGAATATGTAAGACCACCTTTCAACGTTAAACCTGAAGAGTTGTATCTTATTCCACCTACACCACTTGAAAAGTCACAATATGACTGACAGTATAGTGATTTGATTGTAGGTGCGTAAGTTCCATCTAAAATAACGTTACTTCTTATACCTGTGGTAGTAGGTGAGGTAGCAATAATAAAGTCATTTATAGAGATAGAATCTGATAGTATACTTAAAGTGGTTGCGTTTACTGCGTTACTAGGTTGAAAATAAGCTTCTAGAAAGTTCACTGAGAAAGTTCCAGCATTTATAGAACACGAGTTAGTCTTGGTAAAAGTCAATTTTGGCATAGTTAGCGTATTTGATACAGTCAAAGGTTTAGTAAACTCTATTGCGTTACCATTCGCATTATCAAATCTTAAAGGCCCAACAAAAGTGATAGCGTTTGTTGTATCAAACACTAAAGTACCATTCATACCAGTACTGGATGTTGTAAGTGTTAATGTTGATGTTGGTCTCAATATAAGTTTTGAACCACCGGTGAAGTTAAAATTATCAAGCGTAACAGTTGAGCCATAAAAAATCATATTGGCTCCAGATATATTAGCTGAAGACGACACTGCTAAGCTACCAACTCTGACATCACCAACCAAGGTTGCCGCTGCCTGCCATTGAAGTGATGGTACATCTACACCATTTGAAGTTAGCGTCGCACCAGCAGCTGTAAGAGTAATCCTACCATTTGTTGAGGTGTTTGTAATTGTCATACCTGAGCCAAGTGTAACACTACCACTAGCTTGAAGAGCAAATGTAGCTAGAGCTAAAGTTCTTGTATACCCAGTAAAATTGTATGATACCATAATTCCTGTGTTTGCTGTCAAGGTAAGGTTACCTGATGTGGCATCTGCTATGATACTATCGCCTGCTACAGGTGCTACACCACCTACCCAAGTTGCTCCTGCGTTAAAGTTACCACCTGCTGCTGATACTGTTCTTACTGCCATTATGATTTAGTGATTTTTATCGCAAGATTTACTCTTGTAACTGTTGATGCTGAATCAACGTTGAATCCAATTATATCACCAGCCGTAACAGAAGTTGTCCAAGTTGATAAAGCATCATCTTGATTCTTTTGAGCTGATGAAAGTGTTGGCTTTTCTGAACCAGCTATTGTGTCTGTAACTGTTGGTGGCGCACCAGCATAGTTTGTTTTCCAAACATCTATCACTATAGAACCTGTAACATCTGAGAGTATATCCCATCCTGTGATTGTACCAGAGTAAGGAACTGTAACATATCCTTTTACACCTGTAGTGATAGCAGAACCACCACCATCGATTGTGATACCTACTGAACCATTAGCTGAAGGTGAGATACCTGATGTTCCTGAGCTACCTGATGTTCCCGATGAACCATCGGCACCATTTACACCTGATGTTCCTGATGAACCTGATGTTCCTGAAGTTGAACCAACAACGCCAACAGATGTAACAACAAATGAATAGTAAGAAGTTCCTTCTGTATAATAAACTATACTATGAGAAGAAGAATCATTATTATTTAGATATAATCTAACTATCATTCTGTTTGTAGGGTCAATAGTTGTAGTTGGCATAGTTAAATCAACCGTAACCTCAACTGGTGTAGAAGCATCAACCCAACCAACTTCTGATAACCCAGAGCTAAGTGTAGGTCCTATAGGTGTTCCTGATGAATTTGCTAATTGTATCTCTACATAGTATTGAATCTGGTCATTGTTTGCTTGTTTTAATAAGTGAGTATGAAATCTTTGAACTCCACCTGGTATAACAGCAAATCCTAATTGAGGTGTAATATAATCACTTATCATCACTCCTTGTTGGCTACCTGTTAAATTAGTTGTTACCGTTTGTTGAGAAGCAGTAGAAGGATTTATAGCAAGAACTTTATATCCACTAACATCAGAGTTTTGACTTTCATTGAAATAATAGATTTGACCTGATGATATACCATTAGCACCA